AAGAATTGCGTAAATATGGCGATAAAATAGAACGTGAAATAAATGCAGAAACTCAAAGTACTGCTTTAGACATCGAAAATGACGCAAAAAAATTAGCACCTAAAAACTTCGGTAAATTAGCTCAAAGTATATCAAATTCAAAGGTAAAAGAAAGTCAGTATAAAATAACAGTAAATGAATTATACGGTGCTTATATGGAATTCGGAACTGGTAAAAAAGTAAATGTTCCGAATGAATTTAAAGACATGGCAAGTACTTTTAAAGGCAAAAAACAAGGTAGTTTTAAAGATGGTTTAGAAGCTATAAAGGTATGGTGTAGAGCAAAAGGAATAGATGAAAAAGCAGCTTATCCGATATTTGCTAAAATATTAGGGGCTGGTATTAATCCAAAACCATTTCTTTATCCTGCATGGGTAAAAGGTAAAAAAGATTACTTACAAAATTTAACCCGATTATTATCTAAATATAATAAAAAAATTTAGTATTTTTACAACATGATAAATAAAAATCCAGATAAATATATTAGAAAAGCTGTTTATGACTTGCTTAACAATATAGTTGTATCGGATAATATCATAAAATGCTATGATTCAAGAGTAAGCGGAAATTCAGATATAAATAATTACATATTATTTACTTCTCAAACTAAGGAAATTGATAAAGCTACAAAGTGCGGTTATAGGTGGGAAACATCGCTATTAATTGAAATATTTACAAAAACATCGAGTGCGGGCAATAGCGGTTCACGTGTTTTGGTTAATGATATTGAAGAAGCGTGTTACGTATTATTAACGCCTTATTTGACATTTACAGATTTTCAAAATTTAAATCAAATATTAACTTTTGAGACGCAATTAGAAACGGTAACGGATACAGAGAATATATTCCGTTCATTTATAAGATTAAATTTAACATTAATATAAAATAACTATGGCATTACCAATTAAAGGAGAGGTTGGAATATTATATATCCATGACGGTACTATATACCGACCTGTTGCATGTTTAACTTCAAACAGTCTAAGTACTGCGGTAAGTATTATTGAAAGTCAAACTAAATGCTTCCCTGGTGTTGTAAAAAAACAAGGCGGTATTTTTAGTTATACTCTTGACGCTGAAGGTGAATATATCGACACCACAAGTGTTGGCGGTGAAACTACAAAAGCATCACATGACTACTTATTGACTAAACAAATGCTTAAAACAGCAGTAACTTGGAAATTAGACACAGGTGTTACTGGTGCTGTTTATTACGGTTCAGCGATTCTTTCTGACTTATCATTAGATCAAGGAGCTGGAGACGAAATAAGTACTTTTAGCGCTACTTTAGATGGAGACGGTAACATAGTTACAGTTGACCCTGAAGCATGAAGTTCAACGTTTAGCCAACAATTTACTAATCAATTTGAGTAAAGAATTATGACAAATACAACTTTAAAGGCTCAAATAGATAGCCAAATCACAAATGAGACTTTACCGAGTAGCATTTCACCCGCTGATGTGGGCGGTAATTTAAAAGCAGTTGTTGATTATATAGACCAACAAGCACCAATTAAAGTAGCTGAAGTGTTGACCTTAAGTGCAACTCCGCAAGTTTTACCATACGATGTAAATTCCTTAAGTTTTAGTGGCGGTATTGCTTATTTACCTACTACTGATATTATAGGTAAAGAAGTTTACGCAATTGCTAATTCAAATAATATTGAAATTAGAGCAAACGTAGGTAATACAGCTAAAATGTTTGTAACATTCGGTACTTTCGTGCAAAATGTAATATTAACTACCAATCAAATGTATAGATTTATTTATATAGGATTTGATACGGTAGGTTATTGGAAAGCAGAACAAATTTAAATAAAATTATGAATAAAGTAAACTTGTTAGATAAAGAGTTCCATTTTGGAATAGGTTTTTTAAATGAATTATTAGACGGTACAGGAATGAAATTAGAAGAATTAGGCTCACAGCCTGATGCTATTTTATTACCTAAATTAATGTTTTATTCAATGCTTTACGCACACAAAAGACAATCGAAAGATATTGATTTTACTATGTATGATGTAAATGATTTGATTGATGAAAATGGAGGTGTTGGAGGTAAGTTTTGGAATGACTTCAAAATAGCCTTTAATAATTCTATGTATAAAGATGTACCTGTGGATGATTCTAAAAAAAAAGTGATAAAGGCGAGAGTGTAGACTTTAAAAAAGATGTCATTTCATTTGCTTGTGGCGAACTTGGAATTATGCGGTTGAGTGATGTTTATGACATGACTTTTGCAGAGTTTCAGATTCGCCTTTTTGCTTATAAAAGAATACAGTTGAGAGAGTGGGAAAAAGTTAGACAGATTGCTTGGAGCGCTACAATTGGAAGTCACCAAGACCCTAAAAAACTACCTAAAACAATTGATAAATTTATGGATTTAGGAAATAAAAAAGTAAGCAAAGGAGTATCTGACGAACAAAAAGCCAACTTCTTAAAAGTATATAAAGAATATTTAAAACAATCAAAAAATGGCTAAATTAGAAGTACAAATAGGGGCGGATAGTTCAGAGTTAAAAACTGAAATTGCAAAAGCTGAACTTGCTATTGAAAAATTAAGAAAAGAAAAGGCTGTACAGATAAAATTAGGCTTCGACGGAATTACTTTGCAAAAGCAAATTAATGATGCTAAAAAGCAATTGTCTGACCTAAAAAAATCAGTTGATAACACAGGTTCTTCTTTTGGAAACATGAAACCACAAGTAGCAAACGGTGGAAATGCTTTAATGCAATTTTCACGTATTGCTCAGGATGCACCTTATGGGATTATTGGTATAGGGAATAATTTAACAGCAACAGCTGAAGCATTTGGTCACTTATCAAAACAAAGCGGTGGAGCAGGAAATGCACTTAAAGCAGTAGCAAGTTCGTTGATGGGTACTGGTGGTTTATTATTAGTTATTTCATTAGTTACCACAGGGTTAACTTTACTTGCTCAAAGTGGTATGTCGATAGGTGACGTATTTGATAAACTTAGTGGTAAATTTGATAAATACAAACAATCACTTTCTGAAGCCAATGCTGAAGCTATAAAATCAGCATCTGAACAAAAAGCAGTAGCTGGAGCATATGTAGCAGCAGCATCGAATATTAATTTATCGATGCAAGATAGATTGTTAGCTGTTAAAAAATTACAGGACGAATATCCTGCATATTTTGGAAATCTAACGAAAGAACAAATCTTAAATGGTGATGTTGCGGGTGCTGTTAAAGAATTAACAAAAGCATTAATTGCAAAAGCTAAAGCAAGCGCATACAGCAGTAAAATTGCAGACTTAGCAGTAGCTGAATTTAAACTTAGAGAGGAAGAATCAGCATTAATAGAAAAAATAAGAAAGCAACATAATGAAGTAGCTATTGCAAAAGCAACTGCTGCAACCGCAGGAAATCAAGCGGCTGGAGCTACAAATATGGCTTATGCAGACGCTATTGACGTTTTACAGTCTCAAAGGTCAGAATTAAAAGACGTTCAAAGCCAAATACGAAATAATGCTTTAGAGCAAGGTAAATGGACTTCTGAAATAAACAAATCGACAGCGGCATCTTTAAAATTAGGTGCATCAACTCCAAAAGTAACTGCTCCAAAACCCGCAAACGTAACCCCACAGGTTAGCGGTATAGGAATGAGTATTCAATCGCAAGGTTTAGTTGAGACAAGCGGTAATATATTACAAATTGCAAAAGATGTGCAAGGTGCTGAAGGAGTTATAAAAACTTCCATGACTGGTATAAATGTAGCATTTGATACAAGTTCTTTGTGGATGTTAGAAAGTTTACAGGCTTTTAATGACCAAGCAAATGAATTAATAGCCGGCAGTATAGCGGATACATTTGGACAGCTAGGCACTGCAATAGGCGAGGCATTAGCGAATGGTGGGAATGTACTTGGAGCTATTGGAAGTACAATATTGCAAAGTTTAGGTAAATTCCTTTCAGATATGGGTGGAATGCTTATTCAATATGGCACAATGGCTATTTTAAAAGGAAAATTAGATTTAGCTATATTAACAGGTGGCCCTGCTGCTATTGTAGCTGGTATCGCTGCTGTTGGTGTAGGTATTGCCTTAAAGGCTATTGGAGGAGCTATTGGAGCAAAAGCAACAGGCGGAGCGAGTTCAAGAAGTAGCTCACCGCAAACAGGCGCTTCTTATTCAAGTCCTGCAAGCTCAAGTTCAGGAAGTAGCTCAACTTTTAGTGGTGGAAATGTAGTATTTGAAATAAGCGGTACATCTTTAATAGGCGTATTGTCTAATAGTTTAGATAAAAATAAAAGATTAGGGGGGAGTTTAGGAATAGTATAATTTTTGTATATTTGTGATATGGCAAAAAAGATAATTTTAAGTTTTACAGACCAACCTCTTGTCGGGGTTGGTTTTTCTTATGATATTAAAATAAACGGATATTCTATAACATATGCAAACGGTGAAAGTCCTTTATCGATAGAATACCGAGCTTTAAATAATGAGTCACCTAATTTTATTGAATTAAAATCTAACTTAAGCGATACTATAGATAATACACTTAATTTCTTAATTGCAAATTATGTTTATTCAAATGTTATATACAGAAGGGTAAATGATACGATTGAAATTACTGTAAATACTGATGATATTATACTAATAGAGTTTGGAACTATAAATGATAATATAATAGCTACTTTTGAAACGGTAAACCTTGACGACCAATTAAATTTAAGATACTTTTTTCAATATACAAATGTAGTTAACGATACTTTTCTTTGTCAAATATATAAGAAAAACAATTTATTACCAGCGATTGAAATAAGCGGAAAAGCTTCTTTAGACAAAGGTAGCGTAAAAGACCATTTAGACACGATTAGAGGGACAGGATTATCTTTAGAATTAGAAGCTACTAACTTGCTGACTTTAGAAGATTTATATTCTGAAAACGAACAGGATTTTACCGTTAAATTTTATAAAAATGGAAATCTAATATTTTACGGATTCTTAAAACCTGATGGAGTTTATCAATCATTCACACGTGATATGTGGGTTATTACTATTGACTGTATTGATGGTTTAGGAGCATTGAGTAACTTATCATTTGTTCAATCAAACGGTTTACATTTTTTAGGCAAAATGAAAGCTATTGATATTGTCTATTATTGTCTACAACGTTCTGGAATTTCTTTACCTATAAATACAGCTATAAACGTTTATTATGAAGGTTTAACTTTGACAGATTCATTAGATATTTTGCAAAAGGTAAAAATGAATGCTGACAGGTTTGTAAAAATTGATAACGATACTATAATGTCGTGCGAAGAAGTTTTAAAGTCTATTTTAGACGTATTTTGTGCTGTTATAACACAAGAAAACGGAGAGTGGTATATATTTAAGCCAAATGAATTATATTCAAGCAATTACGTTGTGTTTAAGAAATACGATATAAACAATAATTACACAGGAAATGTAAACATAAATTTTAGTAAAGAATTAGGTTCGCAAATTGACAACTATTATCCACATCATTGTAATGGAAATCAAAAGATACAAATAAAGGGTGGTGTTTCTGCTTTTAGATTAGGGTATAAATATGGATTTGTTAGCGGGTTACTGCCTAATCCTTCATTATTGCATGATAGTAGTTTGAATTATGATGGATGGACTATTTTAAACGATGATTATTTAGTAAACGACCCTTTATCGGATAACGGTTTTATATTTAAAGATTTTCCGAGCATATATAATTCAATAACCGCAACAACTAATTCATTGGTTTTGCTTGAGGAAGATTCTGTAAAATTAAAATTTAAATTACAATTAACAAAATCAGACGGAGCACAAAGTGGTAAGTTTTTTAGAATGAAAATAAAATGTGGTAGCTATTATTTGAAATATTCACCGAGAAACAATGAAACCCCAATAGAAGATTCTAACAATTCAACGTGGACAACTAACCCAGACGATACTTTTACCGTTTCTGTTTTTGGAAATGTAGATGTTGAAATATTAATACCTAAATTACCAAATAATGGAGCGTTAGAAATAAGTATAATGAGATTTGTTCCTTGGTTAACAATCGGAGGACTTTCTAAAATATTAAGTTTTGATGTCGTTCCAAATTTAGGAGATTTATCTGAACTTGGCGAATTTCACACAGTTTCGAGAGCTACTAAAATTTCGTCTATTGTAAAAGAAAATAAAACAGTTTACAATGGGGACAACGCTGGAATTGTTTATTTAGGTGCTATATTTAAAGAAGATGGTTTAACACCGACTGAGTTATGGTATAGAAAAGATAAGTTTGAAAGTTTCCCGCTTTTACGAATAGCTGCCGAAGAAGAATTAAGAATTTCACAAAAACCATTAAAGATATTTAGCGGTTCAGTTTTTGGTTATATTCCTTACTTATCTATAATCAATATAAATAACATAAACGCTAAATTCTCACCTATAGAATATTCGTACGATTCAAAATCCAATATTACAACTTTGAAACTTTTAGAGCTATTTTCTGCCGAGATATCGGATATAATTTATAAGTTCACTTTTGATTATGGAAATACAGTAAAACCAACAATTACAAGTTAGTTATAATAACTGACATAAAAATAGAAATTAATATTAAATATTATCAATTAAAAATAGTATTTTTGAATATATTTTAAACTTATGAATTTCACTTTAGGCGAAGATAGAATATTATTTATAAAAATTAACGGTAATTATTTACCCGTTGGTTGTTTAACGGATAATGCTATGGATGAAAGTAGCGAAATGATGGACACAACCACAAGAGATAATCAAGGTTGGACTACTTCAAGACCGTTAATTCAATCATACACGATTAGTTTTAATGGATTACAAATTAATACAACGGTAGCGGGTGGTGAGTTTGGAGTTTTAAGTTATGACAAATTAAAGCAATTAAAAAGGGACAAGGTTTTATTGGATTGGAAAATACAAGGCTCTAAATACCCTATTGTTGACTATGGTAAGTTTTATATTTCTAATTTATCAGATACTGAGCCTTCAGGGGAATATATGACTTTTAGCGGTTCAGCTACTGGATTTGGTAAACCTTTTATGGCAAGTTTAGGAACTACCGTATTAAACAATGGAGACCCTAATATAATTATAAACAATGGAGACGAAAATATAATTTTAAGAACAAATGAATTATAAAAAATGGCAATAGACCCTAATTTAATAAGCACAGTAAGAGTTGGCGAATTGCCAATTGAAGCAATTACTTTAGAAAGTAAAATAGCTCACGAAATAGGTTCTGATTTAAACCAAGCTACGATTCAAAGCTTGGTTACGTTCTTACAGCCATATATTGGTACGTTTCAATATGAAGAAAAGACGTTACACGTAACAACACAATATATAACGGACAACTTTGATGTTTCAGGATTAGGTACTAATTTAATGTTAGGCTGGGCGATTTGTAATGGAGCAAACGGAACGCCTAATTTAGAAGGCAGGGTTTCTATTGGATATGGTGGAATATATAGCACAATAGGACAGACAGGCGGTTCAAAAGATGCTGTTTTAGTTAGTCATACTCATGGAATTAGATACCAAAATATGAATGCTTCTGGTTCTGGTTCGGAAAGAGTTTTAGACAATAGCGGTTCTTCTATTTTATATCAGAATACAGAAACATCTGGGGAATCAGGAATTAATAAAAATATGCAACCTTACATAGTTGCTTTAAAAGTGATGAAATTATGATAAATCCAAACGATATAAGTACGGTAAGTGTAGGACAATTACCAGATGGTACTTTTGCCTTAACAAACAAAATAGCGCATGAAATAGGTACAGAATTGTATAGAGGTACTATACAAGAACTTTGTGTATTTATTAGCAATTATATAGGTACTGCTGATGGTGTAGGATTCAGAGCGGTTACTGTTACGGACGGTCAAACATTACCAACTACTACACAACAAGAATTTATCTTAGTCGGCAAAGGTACTTATTATAATGTAGAGGGTGGTGCAACTTTGATACTTACCGAAGAATTAAACGCAATTGTCAGTAACGGTACATATTGGTTTGTGGGTGTTGAGATTCCTGTAAATGTGGAATTGGCTGGTATTACTCAATTCATTAGGTCAGGTTTTATTTCAACTACTCCGAGCGAAAGTGCTATTTTCGATGCTTTGGCTTTAAAAGCTGATTTAACAGATGTTGAGGACGTTGCCAATAAAACAAGTACAATTTCAGGATATTCAGAAATATTATACCCTAATGAAAAAGCTTCTCACGATGCTTTAGATTTAAAGCTTAATATTTCAGATTTACCAACTAACTTAACACTTTACCCAACTACAACTACTTCAGATGTAAGCGGTTATGTTGTTATGGTAAAGGATATTCATGATGTAAGATATAATACAACTGCGGTCGATGTAAGTACACCAACGATAACAACTACTGACCAATTAGTATCGCAAAGGATTTCGGATGCGGGTATTTTAATAGGGCAACCGGGTGTTTTCAACATCACTACTTTTGGAAATATTCGACATTTAAGCGGTTCAGGTACTGCTACTTTTTACTTTGAAGTTTACCATCGAGATAGCGCAGGAGTTGAAACATTGATTTGTACATCGAGCGTATCTTCACCTGTTACCGATGGCGGTTATTCTGAATTTACAGCATCTGGCGTTTGGGATGATGGCGATTTTGTGGCAAGTGATAGAATTGTAATTAAGTCTTACGCTAACCGTATTGCGGGAGGTTCAGACCCTGTTTACCAATTTCAATTCGGGGGCACTTCGCCTGTTAGAACGCTTTTACCTGTTCCTTTTTCGGTTGTCGATGCTGGTTATGAGTTGAGCGCAAACAAACAAAACTCACTTGCTATTGACGGAACGGGAACTAAATACCCAACGGTTGACGCTGTTAATGCAAATATAAATGGTACTTTAAATAATTTAGCTAAATTTACAGGAAACAATTCAATAGGAAATAGTTTATTGCGTGATGACGGATTAAGAATTGATGCCGGTAATTTAACTGGAATAGTCAATAATTCAACAAATGACTATATATTCAACATACACAATGTTACAAATAACAACAATAAAAGGTTATCTCTTTTTTCTATAAATAGTGATTTAGAATCTACTATATCTGATAATACTTTAGGAATGAGAGGCATTTGGTCGAGACTTTCAATTAATTCTGTCAATACAAAAAATTGGGGACAAATAGCCGCTGTAGGAGGTGAAATAGTTTCAGAAGTTGGGTCAAGTGGAACAATTTCAGAAATGACAGCTTTCAGAATATCGATAGGTAATGCTTCTGATGACTTAACAGTAAATAATGTCTACGGAATTAAAAGTAATTATTTAAATTTAGACAAACCAACTATAAATACTGCTGGATTAGCATTCCCACAAATAGCAAATTCGACTAATTCAACTCAATTATTATTAGGTACAACAATAATCCCTGCTGGTCATTATGCGATTCACGATGTTACTGGATACAATTCTTTATTTTCTGGAAAAATTAAATACGCAGGTGACTATTCAAGTACTTACGACGCAAGAACTTTAGTAGACAAAGCATATACAGACGCAAAAATCACCCAAACAATAACCAACGGAGTAACTGACAAGTCGCCAAGTGAAGATGCTGTTTATGATGCTATCGATGGAGTTGTTAAGACTATAATTTTTGAAAATGACATTGCAAGTGTCACGGGTTCGGTATCAGAAGTTTTAGCTTACTCAACATCAATAATTGCTAATAAATTGCCAGTTAAATGTATGCCTAATTTAAAGATAAAGACCTCTAAATCAGGAACTGCTGGGACTTTTACATTAAGAGTTAAAACAAATACAGTAAATGATTTCGCAACAGCCACAACAATAGCCACATATACTTCAGCAACCACAACAAATCAGACAAACTTTGTTAGAAATATAAGTGTTATAGCGAGTCAGATATATGTATCTAACGCAACTACTTCTTTAGTGAACGATGAAGCGGCTGCAACTACGGGAAGTTCTACGATTACGTATGACCCGACCGTTACGCAGTATTGGTTTTTTTCAATACAAAATACTGATTCTGGGGATTCAACAAAAATAAGAGGTATTAAATTAGTAAATTAAATAATATGATATACACAATTTTAAATAAAGACGGTAAAGAATTATATGCTACTGAAAATATAGAAAATATTCAAGAAAATGAAATAGCAGTCGAACAACTTAGAACAGTTGAAATGGAAAATCCTTACTTTGACTTTGAAACAAAAGAATTTTATAATAAACTTTAAAATAAATTAAATATGAAAAATTACAAAACAACTTTAGCGGGATTATTAGCATCTTTACCTATTGCAATAGACGCCTTAATTACTGCTTATAATACGGGTGCTTTTACAGATAAATCAGGCGGTCAATTATTGGTGGCTATTGGGATTGCATTATTTGCACGATTTGCACAAGACAGTAAGAAAGAAGTAAAATAGAATAATTACGCATAATTGCCCCTATTATGACAAACAAAATATTAGAAGAAAAAGTTGATAGATTAGAAAGCCATTTTAAAGTTTACAAGTCAGATATGACAGATGTTAAGGAGGTTACGAGAGATATTCGTAATCTATTAACTGGCACGGAATTAACAGGTAAAAAAGGAGTGGTTCACTTATTAGAACAACTTGAAAGTAAGGTCGATAAATTGGAAGAAAAACAGATACTAATAGATGATAACATGGCTAATGTTAAGTTTGTCGCAAAAGGGGTAATTACTGCCGTGATAGGCTTTTTTATATGGTTGTTTCAAAGTAAATAAAATGAACCTACAAACAAAATATAAAACTTTATTCGAAAAATATGGACTTAATACTCGGTTAAGAATTGCACACTTCATGGCTCAAATTGAACATGAAAGCGGATTAAAGCCAATTAGCGAAAATTTAAATTATTCAACAAGCGGATTAATGGATATATTTGAAAAATATTTTCCTGTTTCTGATATCGCATTTATATACGCAAGACAACCAGAAAAAATAGCAAATCGAGTTTACGCCAATCGTATGGGTAACGGAGACGAAACAAGTGGAGACGGTTGGAAATATAGAGGGCGTGGATTTATTCAAATTACAGGAAAAGAAAACTATTTAAAATTAGCAAATGACACTAATTTAGATTGCTTAAATAATCCAGATTTATTATTAAAAGAAGCAAATGCAATGATTTCTGCATTATGGTTTTGGAATTTAAAAGGCTTAAATAAATTAGCTGATAAAAATGATATTATAGGAATAACTAAAAAAATTAACGGTGGTTTAAATGGTATTGAACATCGAAAAGAATTACTTAAAAAATATCTTTCATGAAATACTTAATCATAATAATATTATTCATTTCATGCTCAACTACTCGTGATATTAAGCTAAATAAAAGCACGTTTGAATCAGGAATTATCACAACTAACAACGATGTTGTATTAAAACAAGAAACTATATTAAATGATATATTCACGATTAAACCATTTGATAATAGTAAATCGATGTTTCTAAACGGTAAGGAATATAAAAATGTTATACTTATAAAAGATAAAAGCAAACATAATATAGCCACAAAAACGATTTACAACAGGCAAACAATCACTAAAACAATTGAGATAACAAAGAATAAAGAAATAAAAAAAACAGACTATACAAGCCTGTTTTTTATATTATGTTTATTTGTATTTTTATGGTTTTATTTGCCTAAGGTTAGGGTTTAGTTATAAGTAACTTTACTCAAAATTGCTGTTAAAATCACGTTTAACATCATATCCTAAATGTTTTAATACTTCTTCAATAATAGTATCTATTTCATTAGCATAACCAGATGTAACTTGTTTATCATTTATAAAAACTTTCGTTCCATAAGTATAACAGCAACCATCATGGCAAGTATGTGACCATTCTTCAGTTTTTACTACTAATTTTTCCATAATTAATATTTTAATTTTTCATTCCAATAAGAATTATTATGTTCTTTTTCAAGAAAAGCTATCCAAGATTTTTTCAAATCTTCATCTTCTATTTTATTTTTAAAATCTATTAGTTCTTTACGTTTACTTTTTATTTTTTCAAAGTAATTTGATATAATTACAGAAACATAAATCATAAAAATAATACAACAAATCATTCCAACTATTGTAAATAATATCATAATTTCTACTTTATTTTTACATTAATTACAAATCCATCTTTCACAATAGTATAACTATTGACATTCAATTCTTTTGCGAGTTCGATACTTTTTTCGAGCGTGTTAATTACTTTTTTCATAATTGTAATACATTTATAAGTTTTAGCAGACAGTTAGCGGTCAGATG